CCGAGAGTATCCCACAATTAGTTTTGATACTTGCAGACTATCAGTACAAAAATAGTTTTGTTGCAGACCATGAACTAAATATGGTTGCGTGTTTAACCGAAGTAATGGCGAATGTTAATTTTAGATAGTTTTGAAATAAAAAATCCAGATAAGATTGAAAAACTTATCATGGAAAATGCACATGCAGATAAAACAAGAACTTCTGCATTAATTGATTTACATAACTATGGAAAAATATATCAACCCTATTATGAAAAATCTGAAAACGAAATAGAAATACCATTTCTTTGGACTACAATGCAATATGATATACATACAAATATAAAAAGATTTATAAAAGAAGATTTTGATATTGTTGACTTATGGGCTATGACATTTGAAAATGGAGAAGGGGTCACACCACATGACCACACTTATGGTACAATTCCAGATAACCAAAGAAGAAAAATAGATTATACTGCAGTTTACTATTTAAAAACTGAACAAGATTGTGCAGAAATATTTTTTCCAGATGAAGGCTTAAGACTACAACCTAAAGTTAATCAGTTTATAATGTTTGATGCAAATATAAGACACGGAGTAGAACCTTCCATAAGTAGTAAAGTAGATAGAATTTCTATCTCAATGGATATCGTAAAGAAATGAACCCATTTGAATTTTTAAACGCAATCAACTATACCAAGAAAGATTTAATGGTAGACCCAGAGAATGAGAAACATTATAACTCATTTGTAATCAATAGGTCACTATCATACTTTCCTGATACAGTTGCGATTGCAAATGAGATGAACAAGTATCATCATCTAGATAGTCGTCTACAATTCTCATTTCTTATAAATATTATTAGAAAGAGAAAAAGGTTTAGTAAATGGATTAAACCTGAAATAGAAGATGATGTTGAAGTGGTAAAGAAGTATTATGGATATAGTAATGAAAAGTCAAGACAAATACTCCCACTACTTACTCCACAACAAATAGATATCATTAGGAAAAAGGTGAGTAAAGGTGGAAGAAAATAATATAGTAAGTTGGACTCCCGCAAACATGTTGGAAGTGACACTTGCAGAACCAGACGATTTTTTAAAAGTAAGAGAAACCCTAACACGTATCGGTGTTGCATCTCGTAAAGAAAACAAGTTATTTCAATCGTGTCATATACTACATAAACAAGGAAGATACTTTATAGTACACTTCAAAGAATTGTTTATGTTAGACGGAAAGAAATCTAATCTAGAACAATCAGATATAGAAAGAAGAAATACAATCGCAACTCTATTGAGTGATTGGGGATTAGTAGAAATACAGAACACGGAACAAGCAAAGGAATGCAGTTCCCTAAAACAAATAAAGATAATACCATTCAAAGAAAAGAACGAATGGGAATTGTGTCCAAAATATAATATAGGAAACAAATGATAGATAAGAATATACTAATAAATCTTAGTCCACTCATTGCAGTTTTCTTTTTTAGTTTAATTGTTTCAGGTTGTTCGATGATGACTGGAATACCATTGACTGATAAGAAATGGGGTGCGGGTAAAGATACTAATATATGTTTTTTTAATAACAAGGGAAATCCTATTTGCGAAAAAAGACTCAACGGAACTATCTTATGTGGTAAGACAGAAGTTGGTCAAGAGATTTGCGTAGATATGACTCCCGCAACTATATACTAATATGCCTACAAAATACAAACCAAGTGAAGTAAAGATTGATAGACAAACTAAAGTAAAGTCTGTTCAACATTATTACATGAAAAAATTATCTCAAGAAGAATTGTTTAAAATGTTGAACACAGAGAATACAAAACCTAAACTTAAACAAAAGATTAGAAACGAATTATCTAGACGGGGTGTCAGAATAGTAAAGAGTAGTAAACAAGCTGGTGTTTGTTGAAATCTGAAAATTCGTCCCCATATATATAATATAGAGAGAATGCTCGGGTGAGGTTCTCCATAAACTTGCTAATATAGGAGTAGATATGACTACAATAGAAGCGTTTGGACAATTCCGTCCATTTACAATAGGTTTCGATAGTATCTTTGATAAACTATCCGAAGCCGCAGTGCCACACAACGGTGGTATTAACATTCCATATAACATTATTAAGAGAAGCGAAGACTCTTGGTTTATTGAAATGGCAGTTGCCGGTTTCAATAAAAAGAATGTTGATATTGAACTCAAAGAAAATAATCTGACGATTACTTGTTCTAAAAAGAACGAGACTCCACCAGAAGATGCAGTTGAGTTTGTTCACAAAGGTATTGCAGAAAGAAACTTTTACAAAACTTTTGCACTCGCAGAACACGTTGAAGTAAAAGGTGCAGAAATAGTTGACGGTATTCTATCAATCGAATTGATTAGAAATATTCCTGAAAAGGAAAAACCTAAAACTATTAAAATCAAATAACTTTTATTTGTGGTCAAGGGGTAGAAATATCCCTTGACTTTTTTTGATTAATACTATATAATATGCAACAATGGATTTTTATACAAATGTTTCCCGTTTCGGAAACAACTTACTTTACATAGGATACAAAGGTGGTCAGAGAATTCAAAAAAGAATTCCGTTCAAACCAACCTTGTATGTTTCTACACCCAAACCTAAATCTGGTTGGAGAACTTTATTTGACGAACCCGTAGACCCGATAGAGTTTGACTCTATGCGTGATGCGACAGATTTTACAAAAAGATATAAAGGAGTAGAAACTTTTAATATTTACGGAATGAATGATTTCGTATCGCAGTTTATCGCACAAAAATATCCTGACGAAATAAAGTTTGACCGTGATACTATTTCAGTCACAAGTTTTGATATCGAAGTACAATCCGATGAAGGTTTCCCCGAACCAAAATATGCAGATTATCCTATTACTGCAATCACCACCAAGAATAACAAAGAGAATGTTTATCGCACGTGGGGTTGTGGAGATTATAATCCCGCAGAGAATGTTCTCTATACTAAATGTCAGAACGAGGCCGCACTCTTACATAAGTTTCTAGATTATTGGAAACAAAATTATCCTGACATTGTCACGGGTTGGAATAGTATTAGTTTTGATATGGTTTATATTGTTAATCGTTTGCGTAAGATGTATGGGGAAGATAAGATAAAAGAATTATCTCCTTGGGGTCATGTCAATGAAGATAAGGGAACTGATTACTTTGGTAATGATGCAACCACTTATGAGATACTCGGTATTACTCAACTAGACTACAAAGAAATATTTAGGAAGTTCACTTACAATACTTTAGGAGAACAAGAGTCTTATTCTTTAAACAACATTGCACACGTAGTTCTTGGAGAAGGTAAGATATCATATGAAGAACAAGATAGTTTATTTGCATTGTACAAGAATGACTATCAAAAGTTTATTGACTATAATATAAAAGACGTAGAACTTATTGATAGACTTGAAGAGTCTCTCGGACTGATTACATTATCAATGACTATGGCATATCGTGGTGGGGTGAACTATCGTGACGTACTCGGGACAACTAAGATATGGGATAATATAATTTATCGTATGTTGAACAAAAACAAAGTTGTCTGTCCACCCAAAGAAGAAAAGTCTAAATCAAGTTTTGTTGGTGGTTATGTAAAAGAGCCGCAAGTGGGAAGTCATGAGTGGGTTGTGTCCTTTGATTTGAATTCACTGTATCCAAATATCATTATACAAAATAACATGTCTCCTGAGACAGTTGTGGACGGTCTGGTTAATACTTCTTTAGAACACATACTTAGACAACAGACAGAGATTGATACTACCTATGCAACTGCACCCAACGGTGCAAGATTTAAAAAAGATAGACAAGGTGTAATACCATATGTAATTCAAAAGTATTACGAAGAAAGAGTTGACATAAAAAAAGAAATGTTAGAATTAAAACAAGAGTATGAGTCTACACCAACCAAGTCTTTGTCAAACAGAATATCACATTTAGATAATCAACAGATGTCTATTAAGATTTTAATGAACTCATTGTATGGTGCATTGGGTAATCGTTGGTTTAGATATTTTGACCAAAGAGTTGCAGAGTCAATCACACTCGGTGGTCAGTTATCTATTCTATGGGCAGAAAGAACTGTCAATAAAGAAATGAACAAACTAATGTCTACTGACGATGTAGATTATGTGATTGCAATTGATACTGACTCTCTCTATATTAATATGGGAGAGCTCGTCCAAAAATTTAATCCTAAAAATCCAGTTAAGTTTTTGGACGAGATTTGTAAAACACATTTTGAGAAAGTCCTAACCAAATCTTACGAAGAACTTGCAGACTATACGGGTGCAATGTCTAACCGTATGGAAATGGGTAGAGAAGTAATCGCAGACAAAGGTATCTGGGTTGCAAAGAAAAGATATATTCTAAATGTTCACAACTCAGAAGGTGTACAATATAAAGAACCTAAACTTAAGATTATGGGTATTGAAGCAATCAAGTCATCAACTCCAGAGTTGGTTCGTGATAACATGAAAAAACTATTTAAGATTATTGTTGCACAAACACAAAATGATGCACAACACTTTGTAAGTGTATTCAAA